GAAGGGGCTGTTACCGTGATCGTCCGAAGCGCCGGGCCGTCTGCGGTGAACCGCACCTGATCCATCTTCCCCGACCAGATCGCATAGGGGCTGTCGAGGTTGCTATGCACCTGATCCCCGGCGTCGGTCGGGGACGTGTGGAAGAATTGCAGATAGACCACAACCTTGCGGTCCTTGACCTGATCTGACGCAGACCGAGCTTGCGCGACGATGTCAGGGTCCACGCCGGAGAGCGTGAACGTCACCTGTGGCGCCGTCGTCCCGGACGAGCCCTCGATGCCGTCGAGCGACACGAGCTTACCGAGGCCGGTCCACTCATACCCGCCCGCCGTCAACAGGCCGAAGCCCGTCCACCACCGCCGCGGCGCATTGCGGAAGTCCATGAAGACGAGAAACGAGGCGCCGATGCTTTGCCCCGCCATCGCGGCAGAGACCGTCTCGCTAAAGAACGGCATCAGACTTCCACAAAGTCGATCGCGACGGACGAGGCGGTCTTTGACCACCCCGCATCCAGAACGCCCGTGTCGTCGCTTGCCAGCCGCATCTTGCAGACCGGCCGCCCCAGGATCAGCGGAACGTCGGCCGCGGCATCCTCGCGGAGCGGAGGCCAGAATTCGATGATGGAGGCGTTCTCGCCTTCGATCGTCACCGGGGCCGGGTTGCCGTAGTTCACCTCGTCCGTCCCATAGAAGATATCCAGCGCCCCGAAGTCCGGGCCGGGGTCGGCGCCGCCCATAATCGTCTCGGACGCCACCTGCCATTGCCGAGCCGCGAGATAGAGGCGATCCCCGATCCCGAAGTAATGCCCCGGCCTGATGCTATCGACGTGCGGATGACGGATGCGCATCCGAGTTGACCGCCGCGTCGTCGCTTCCGCGACCCACATCATCGGCGTCTCTTCGAAGCCGATGCCGCCGTTGTCCAGAAGCGGATAGCCGCTGATGCCGGTTGCCCAAGCTGCGGACGGCTGACGACCGTTATAGTCCTTCGGCCGAAAGCGGGAGTAGACCGGCACGAGGAGTTGCCCAGCCGCTCCATCCAACGCCGCGTAGAGCGCCCGGTATGCAACCGTTGCCGCCTCCTTGCGGACCACCGCTGTAGTGGATGCGAGCCAGAAACCGGCGTCGGATCGAACAACGAATTCCTCCCCCGTCAGGCTCCGCCCTCCGCTCGCACTGGCCGACGACTTGCGGAACGTCGGCGCTATGGGAATTTGCCACGGCCACACCTCAGCCATTCAACGTCCCCTGATCTGCGCATTGGCGACGACGCCGGGGGCCGTCTGCTTGACCACCTGTGCCGCCACCGCCCCGGATGTCCGGACAATGAATGCTTGCAGGTTGCCGCTCTGATCCACGCCAACCCGGACGTCAACGCTGCCATTGCCCTGTCCCCCGCGGGGGATGACCGTCTCGCCCTTCTGCAAAATGGCCGGCACCTCCCCCGCGCGGAGACCGCCGACGACACCGCCAGTATGGAACCGCCGCGCTCCATTCCATGTCGAAGCAGGGAACACGCGGCTATGGCCGTAGCCGTCAACGCCGGCTTTGCCGCCTGAGTGCAATATGCCAGGGATGATCCGACCCCCGAAGAAACCTCCGCCGCCGGCCCCCCCCTTGAACGTCGAGTTGATCAACTGTTCGATGCCCGCATTGATGAACGCCTCGGCCACCCTGTTAAGGGCATTGGCTAGGAGTTGTGCGCCGCTAACCCCATCCCTCAAGTCTTCAGCTATTCCACTAAGCACGTCTTTGGACAGGCTCTTGACCCGCTCTAGCTGATCCTCCTGGGCCTGGAGTGCTTCGGTTTGCGCATAGGTTGCGGATACGATCTGCTCGATCTGAGACCGCTCTGCGTCCGTAGCCTCTGCGCCCGCCCTGCGGAGCGCCGTCTGAATCTGCTTTTGCTCGTTCGTCAGGCCGAGGAGCGACTGCTCGAACTGAAGCTGCTCGATGAGCTTCGTGACGGCCTCGCGCTCGCGATCGACCGACTTCGCCGCCGAAGCCCGGCCGCCACCTCCGCCACCGCCGCCAGACGATGAGGATCGCTCCGCTTTTGCCTCTGCCGCTCGTCGCCTTTCGGCTGCGATGGTCTCCCCAGCTAACCGCGCCGCCTCCGTCCGACTGACGACACCCTCATCGACAAGTCGATTGGTTTCGTTTTCGAGGTCCAGCTGCTCGGCGGAGAGGCCGTTCATCCTCTCCTGATTTTCGATTACCGACTCGCCCGCGGCGATGCGGTCCTTGTAAATCCGGCCAGCCTTGGCCAAGCCTTCGAGATTGTTGAGCTTATTGCTCGATGCCAGTGCCCGGTCAGCCTGCTCGGCGAGGTTCGCCGCGCTGCCCGCAGCGGAGTCCAGACGACCGGCGAGAATGCCGAGCGCCCCGGCTAGGCTCTCGACCAGCGGCTTCGCATAGCCGGTAACGCTATTCAGGATTTCCAGCGCCGCGCGGGCATCGTCGCCTGATGCAGTCCCGTCTTCGAGCTTCTGCGATAGTGTCTCGAACGCCTGCCCGAGCCGGATTGCCGCGTCGCTCTGGCCCATCTGCCCGAGCGATTGCGTGAGGTTCAAAACCTCCCGCTGCATCCCTTGGACTTCCGTCAACGCCCCCGCGAACAGACCGACCTGCGCGCCCTTCACCGCCGCGCGCGTGTCCTCGATCTGCTTCAGTTCGTCCATTTGGGCGATGTAGGCATCGAGAGCGGGGATGGCGCCTTCCCACTCCTTCGCCACTTGACGGATCAGGTCTGCCTGCTTCTTTAGCTGCTCCTCGGTCTTCGCACCTTCGTCCCCGAGGCTGGAGAAGTACTGCACCGCAGCACCGCCGGCCGCGATAAGGCCGATGGTAACGAGCGAAACCGGGCTGATGACCGACAGGAACGCGCCGCCGAGCGCCTTCACCGCGCCCGCGGCACCCTGGCCGCCGAGGACGGCGCTGATCTGCGTGCCCTGCTGAAGCGCCACCGTGAGCGGCGAGGTTCCAGCGGCAAGCTGAACGCCGATATCCTGAAACTGCGCCGCGAGGTTGGCCGTCTGGCCCTGAAGCGCGTTAACGCCCTTTCCCGCCGTGCGCGCCGCAGCCCCGAACTTCAGGACGCCGCGCTCGGCTCCGGAGAACGCGGCATTCGCACCGCCGCCAGCGTCTACGGCCTCTTTCTTGATTGCGTTCAACTCTTTCCGGGTGACACCGGAGAGACGCGCCATGGTCGTCTCGAACGATTTTACATCGGCCGAGAATTGGACCACTAGCTTTTCAACGTCTTGTGCCAATATTCACCCGATCGGTTTATAGGAGGAACCCGTGGAGCCCTGGCTCAAGCATCTCGTCGCCGCCGCCTGCTTCGTCGTTATCGCTGGGATCGGCTACAGCGCGCTTCGCGATCGCGAGGCTTCGGAGGCGACCGCGCGAGATCAACGCCACGCCGCCGAGGCGCAAGTTTGCCTCGCCGAGTTCGAGGCAGGCGTCGAGGCCGGTCAGCGGTCGACCTCGTTCTATGATTGCGTCCGCACCGGACGGCTCGATCTCGCCACGGTTAACCGCGTGATGGTCCGCCACGGATTGGCGCCGCTTAAGCTCTAGCTACTGAACGCGGCCCATCTTCTCTTGGACTGCGGCCCATAGCATGTCTTCCTCGCTCGCGGTCATCGCGCCCGGCTTGCCCGGAACGTGAGCGTCGATCCAGCCATTTACGGCAGACGAGAACTCCCAGACCGAGCAGGCTTTCACCTCGGCCGGCGTCATGCCTATTGCGGCACCGGCTCCGATGACGGCGGACCATCGCCACTTGCCGCGCGGGAGCGTGTCGATTTCATCGACGCCACCGCGCTTTTTTTTTGCGGCTGATCGTCCGGGACGCCCATGATACCCGCCGCCAGGATAGACTGCGCGAACAGCAGGTTTTCCATCGGAGGACGAGGGTCGACGTAAGACCGGATCAGGCGAAGCGCCTTGCCCGGCTCCATGCCGCCGCCGATGAGACCGAGGCGGATCACCTCGCGGATGTCCTCGACACGCCAGCCCCGGTTTTCCGGCGTCGGCGTCATCATGCGCGTGAGGATCCACATCGGACCGGCGTCGGTCTTCTCCTGGAGCTCAATCAATTCCCCATGCCGGAGCCGGAAGACGTGCTCGCCGTCTCCCCACTCCAGCGTCAGGGACGCGTCGCGGCTCACGATGCTGTCCACTCCGTAACCATCTCGCCGTCGCTCTGCATCGAGACATTGATGGAGACTTTCTGGCCCTGCTGCGCGCCGACTTCGAGGCTTTCGAGCTGCATCAGGCCGGTGATCGTCAGGACGCCGGTCGTATAGGTTACTTCGACCTGAACCTGCACGGCCTCGATGGTGTCGAGCACGCCGAGCCAGGTCGGGATTGCCTCCGCAGCCAGGATGCCCTCGCCGGTCACGCTGGCCGAAAGCGACTCCACGTCGCGACCAACCCAAGCCGGGGCGTCGGGATCGTCGCAATCCGGGATGGTAACATCCGCAAGGCCGCGGGACCAGCTGAACGACTTCGAGGTGAAGCCGCAAGGCGCGACAAACGCCGAGCCGTTCCACAACGAGATGATGAACGCCCCAGGGCGGGCGGTAGTGGGCTGTGCCATTTCTGGGGTTCCCTATGGTGTTTCAACGAGCGCGCGCAGTTCGATGGCCGCGTGGTTAGTCAGCCCGTCCGGGTCGCGCATCCGGCGGGAATTGGTGTGCTCGATCATTACGAGAGCGTTGTCCGTCAGTTCGAATTCCGCCCGGTGAAGGGTCCGGCGAACCGTGTCCGTCATCCGGCCGACTTCTCCGACGCCCACGGCGCGGGACCAGACGTCGACCTGAACGGTGATCTCCATGGCTTCGAGGCAGTCGGCGTCGTCCTGAACAGTCGTCACCGGCCCGATCGACACGTAGGGGAAAGCCGCATTGGTCGGCACCTGATCGTAGACGACGAGCCCCTGCGCCTTAAGCGCCCGGACGATCGCGTCCTGAAGTTCGAGCTCGGGGTTAGCCACTGGAAACCTCGCGAGCCACTTGCCGAAGGACCGCCCTTACCGCGGCCTTCGCCTTGTTCCGGTTCGCCCGCCACGAGACGAAGAAAAACGGGCGGGCTGCCATCTTCACCGTCCCGAACTCGATGAAGGTCGCATAAAAGGTCTGGTTGTTCCCGGCGTGGATGGTGATCCGTAGATCGGTCGCCTGCTCGGTATGTAGCGTCCCGAGCGACTGCGCGCCCTTCGGCGCCGTACCCCCCCAGCGCCAGCCGATAGTATCCTTCAGGTCTGGCTTGCCAGGCTCGACGGGAACGAGGCGCTTCATCATCGCGACGATCTCGTCAGCCTGATCGGCCATCTCCGCCTTGATGCGAAAGCGAAGCTTGACCGGGATAAGCGTCAGCTTGCGGAGCAGTGCTTCCTCGCCGAGAATCGTCGCCTTCACGCCGCTACCCCGGCTTCCGCCAACAGATCAACCCAGGCCCCGTCGGATTCGGGATCGGGGTTGACGCTCCGCACCGCGAAGACCGTTCCCGTGTGAACGTCCGTCACCTGCCAGTCCGTCTCCACCTGCCGCGCGAGCGGAGAGGTCCGAAGCCGGATGACCACCGGCTGACGGCCCTGAAGACGGCCAGCCATGACCGCCTCGCCGCCGCGCAGGTAGATGTAGCCGGCCCAGACGTCGCCCTGATCGACCCACGCGCCCACGACGTTGCCGAAATCATTCGGCTCGTCGGGGTTGATCATCTCCCGCTTTGCCAGCGTCACGCGGTTCTTCAGTTTCGCGGCTTTGTCGGTCATCGCTGTCCCTTTGAAGCCGCGCCCACTTCCCGACCGCGGCCCGAACCTTCAGGCAGGTAGAGCACGCCACGACGATTAGGTGATAACGACGTTCGGGAACTGGATGTCGACGTCAAGGATCGCCGTAGTCTTGGCGAGGCCAATCAGGCAAACGTATTCGCCCGAAAGCACATCCGCGAGCGGGCAGATACCGCCGGCCGTATCGCTCAAATAGTAGGCGGCGCCCGCCGTTAGGGTCGCACCGATGGTCACGTCTCCGCTAGTCAGGGCAACGGTCGGCTGGTTAAGGGCAGCGCCGTTGAGCGCGATGCCGATCGCAGTCCGCGGCTCGGCCTCGGCCGAGTTGTTATCGGCCAGCATCCACTTCTGCGTCGTCGACGAGAGGTAGATCGCCTGCCCGGCGGTGATGGTCTCGCCGGCAATGCCGGCCTTTCGCACCGAGCCGGTGCCCGCAACCACACTGGCAGCGGTGATCGTAATATCAGCCATTGCAGTTCTCCTATGAACGTCGAGCCGAGATGTTCGCCGGGCGGCTGCCAGACGAGGAAGCGGGGCGGGATGCCGAGAGGTTGTCCGGGCTGTTGGCCCGCGATGTAGGCTTAGAGAACCGGCTATAGGAGCCGATGGCGATAACGTTGCTCGTCGCGGTCGCCAGACCGGCGCCCTCGCCTGGCGCCGTCGCCGCGGAGGGCGCCGAAGCCGACGACGTGGCCGCCGACGATCCAACGGCTTCCGCGGTTGCTTCCGCGGTTGCTGTCGCCAGCGAAACGGCATCGGATTGCCCGAGAGCACCCGACGTGCTGCCGCTCGCCGCTGTAGCGGTCGAC